TAAACTCTGGGTTAAGCTCTTTCCCTCAACCTCATGTAATTATCATACAACACTTACTCATGAAAGTCAAGTGTTTTTATTTAAATATTTTAAAACTCATTCAAAAAGATGACACTTGTTTTTTGTTGACAAAACAGGTAAGATGTAGTAAGGAAAAATCTAACATCGATTTTAAAAAGTAAAGGAGAACTTGAAATGCCACCGTGGCAAGATGTTTATGGGGATGAAGCCCGAGGATTTGCTATTGAGCTGTTCCAAGACGGTTTAAAGGCAGTTGAGGTGGTTGAACGGATGAGGGTGAAGTACCCTTCATTCACGAGGCAAACACTAAGCTACTGGGCAATCCACGACCCCGACGGTTTTGGCGTGGTTTACCGCAACAGCATCGCCACAGTTGCACAAAAAACGCTGGCACAGACGTTTGACCAGTTTGAGGATATTTACGCCAAGACGCAGGAAGCACTTGCTGGCGGTGATGGTATCGCCACGGATAAGGACGGTAAACTGGATTCGGCTCACTTCGCTGGTTTGCGGTTGCTTTCTGAAATCACCAACAATCAAATGAAGGGTGCTACCATGACCCTAGCACGGATTGCCAAAAGAGAGTACGGCGACAGCATCAAAGCGACTCATGAATTTGAAAACGCTCCGCTTGTCGAGCTTGTGGTTACTAAGCCTGTAGCAGACGGCTTGGCTGGCTTGGAAAAACTGCAAAATGGCGGTGATTGATTCGTGGCTCGTTCAATGGCTCATGCAGTCAAAAGCACGCTATAAAGTCGTGTGGGGCGGGCGTGGGGGCGGTAAGTCTATAGCCGTTGCAGATGCTTTAATAACGCTAGCAACTCAACGAAAGATAGGGGTGCTGTGTTGTCGGGAGACCAAAGGGTCGATGGATGACTCTGTGCATACCTTGCTATTAGAGCGGATGGATGCACTCGGTTTTTCAAACCTTTTTACATCAACAAATGAAGGAATTAACTGTAAAAACGGTAGTTTCTTTAAGTACAAGGGCTTGCTAGACAGGGGTGTACAGGCGGTTAAGGGGGTGCAGGGCATCACGCACTGTTGGATTGAAGAAGGGCAGTGTGTCAGCTCCTATTCTTGGGAAATTTTGAAACCATCCATCCGTGGCATGGCTCAAAGCAAAGAACAATCGGCAAAAAACGCTCCTGAAATATGGGTGTCAATGAACCCCGAGCTTGAAAGCAACGCAATTTACAGCGACTTCTTTAATAAAAGTGGGTATATAGATTTAGAAGCCCCCGAAAACGCTAGAATACAGTACCATCAAGCCGATAACGCCCTGTTAATTAAAGCGAACTGGGACAGTAACCCTTATTTCCCCGATATTCTTAACGATGAACGGCTGCGTTGCTTGCGAAACAATCCGCAGGGCTACGACCATATCTGGGAGGGGGCGTGCCGTGTCAACAGTGATGCGGTTGTTTTTAAAGGTAAATACAAGATTGAAGCCTTCAAGCCTCTTGATTCATGGGGACAGCCCTACTACGGCTTAGACTTTGGATTTAGCAATGACCCACTAGCCTTTGTTAAGTGCTACGTTTATAGTGATTGTTTATACATTGATGCGGAATTTTACCGAACCAAGATTGAGATTAACGATATTGTTGGTGCTATTAAGTCGGTAGACCCTGTTGCGGTTAATCGCCCTGTTTTGGCAGACTCTGCTCGCCCTGATTTAATCAGTTATTTGGTTCGCAACGGTATGCCGTTTGTTAAGGGCGTTAAAAAAACGGTGGGGTCAAAGAACTACATTCAGGACTCAATCGCTTTTCTACTGAATTTCAAGCAAATAATTATCCAACCGCATTGCACCAATGCGATTAAGGAATTTAGCACATACTCCTACAAGACAGACCGCTACACTAATGATATACTTACTAAATTAGAAGATGCTAATAACCATTTGATAGACGCTATACGTTATGCCTTAAATGAATTGATGGTACATGATGGGAATTATTGGTATTTGTTTGACCGCATAGGAGATGATTTAAATGAAGATTTTTAACTGGTTCAATCGGGACAGTAAGCCCGTTGTGGAAGCCCCCAAAACATCCAATTATGACGGCATTCAAAACGCAATCACAGGAGTAGGGAGCTTCTTCGACGCTGGGATGTTTCACACATTCGGCTTGCAGGCACTGGGGCAATTAGAGCTTGAGAACTACTATAACGGCAGCGGTATCGCACGGCGTATCGTTGATATGCTTCCCGAGGACGCTTTAAGGCATGACCTTGAGACCACAGGGGAAGAACTCTACCTTGAAATGAAGCGGTTAAACTTTATTGAGAAGCTGAAAGAGCTATCCAAGAAAGCACGGCTATACGGCGGTGCGGTGATGCTCATGTTGGCAATGGATGGACAGGACGACATGGGGCTGGCACTTAATGAGGGCAATTTAAAGAGCATTGAGGAGCTGGTTGTTTTTACCAAAGACGAAATAAACAGTTATGAAATGGAGCTTCAAACCGATATTACACAACCCGATTATGGCAAGTACTACTACTACACTTTTAGTACAAAAGGCGGTGGACTCATAAAGGTTCACGCTAGCCGTGTGCTTCGGCTTGATGGAGATAGCAACGCAACCACTCGTGGCACGGACTACGAATGGGGCAATAGCGTTTTGCAGAAGGTGCATGAACGCCTAGCGGTTTACTTGATGGCAACAAAGTTTATTGATAAATTGTGTAGCGACTATAAAGAAAAGACGTTCGCCGTAAAGGGGTTAATTGAGTTAATCGCACAGGGGCGGTGGGGCGATTTACAAAAGCGGATGCAGATTGTCAGCCGTGGTCAATCGATGCTTAACATGACGCTGGTTGATGCTGATAACGAGAAAATCGACACCAAAATAAGCAACGTAAGTGGTTATGACAAGCTGATTGATAAGTCAGCCGAGGCAGTAAGTGCAGACGTTGGTATACCTGTTAGCTTATTGTTCGGGCGGTCTCCTGCTGGGATGAACGCTACAGGGGAAGGGGATAAAGAAATATGGCACGCACAGGTAAAATCGTATCAAACAAGCGTGCTTCAACCGTTAATTGAACGGTTTGTTTACCTTTTAAGTTTACAAAGTGAATGGACTAACAAACCGAAAGAATTCACGTGGGAATGGGCAAACTTAGAACAATTAAGCGACTTGCAGGAAGCCGACTTGCGGCACAAGCAAGCCCAAGCGGACAAGATTTACATTGACGCAACCGCCGTTGATGCACGGTACTTATTCGCAAAACGACATGATGGGGGCTATAATACCAATTTAGGGTACACGGAAGAAGATTATAAGGCGTGGTTAGCGGCTAACCCACCAGAGCCAACGGTTGAGCCTAACCCAGTGCCTAATAATAATTCTGGAGGAAAAAATGCAGTTCAATCTATTTAATGGCGATTGTTTGGACGTTTTAAAGACGTTACCCGATAACAGCGTCGATTCAATCGTTACCGACCCACCTTATGGTTTAAGCAATCAATCGCAGGATGATATTGTTAAATGTTTAACGGCGTGGCTTGCAGATGAAACCTACACGCATGGCAAGGCTGGTTTTATGGGCAAGAAGTGGGATAGTTTTGTACCAAGCCCTACCGTTTGGAAAGAGTGCTTGCGTGTGTTAAAGCATGGGGGGCATATTGCCTGTTTTGCTGGTAGTAGAACGCAAGATTTAATGGGTATGAGCTTACGGCTAGCAGGCTTTGAAATGCGTGATGTTGTAATGTGGGTGTACGGTTCGGGCTTTCCGAAAGGGCTTGATATTGCCAAGGGTATTGATAAAGAACTAGGATTAACGCCTATTGAAATAGGAGCTAATAAATGGGATGGCAGAAAGCCGAATGGTGGGCTAAATAAAGTTTTTGGTGATTACAAAGGGAATGATTCAACCATTAAAGAAACAATTGGCAATAGCCAAGAAGCCAAACAATGGGAAGGGTGGAACACCAATTTAAAGCCCGCTTATGAGCCGATTATCCTAGCACGCAAGCCGTTAGATGGCACGGTGGTTAATAACGTGTTAAAACACGGCGTGGGAGGCTTAAACATAGGAGCGTGTCGGGTTGAAACAGACGAAACCGTAGGCGGACGAGGCGGTAAAAAAGATACTGACGGGGCAAACTGCTATAGCGTTTATAAAGGCGATGGATACGAACCAAGACGGCACACACAAGGACGTTACCCTGCTAACCTTATTCACGATGGTAGCGAAGAGGCTACAGGCGGTATGCCGTGGACGAAAAGCCCTAAAGGAATGAGCCATAGGGGGGCTTCTAAAAATAACTGTATGAGCGGTGCTAACACTGAAAGATATTCATTCAATGGGCATAACGACCAAGGCAGTGCCAGCCGTTACTTCTATTGTGCAAAGGCAAGCAAAGCCGATAGGGATGAGGGGCTGGAAGGTTTTGAGTTGCAGGAAGCACAAGCTACAGCATGGAGTGGTGAAGGTATGCCTTTAAGGCAAGACGGCACGGAAAGAAAAATGCCACTTGTTAAAAATCTACACCCCACTGTTAAGCCAACCTCTTTAATGCAGTACGTTACAAAGTTAATTACACCGCCAAACGGCACGGTATTAGACCCCTTTATGGGCAGTGGTAGCACTGGCAAGGCGTGTATGCTTGAAGGCTTTAACTTTACAGGCATTGAATTAAGCGAGGAATACCTAGCTATAGCAGAGGCACGGATTAAACACGCACAAAGTTTAGCAAGCCGTAAACAATTAAAGTTAGATGTTTAGCTAAAGTAGTTGTGTTTTAATAGGCTATAAGCTATACTTATTTTGAATAGCTATAATTATAGGGGTAAACTATGCAAACTAGGTTTGACCGCTCAAATTTTAAGATTAAACAAACGCCCGAAGGGTACTTGGCTGGTGATGCAATAGTAACCAGGACTGGTGTTTTTGAGTACATGAATGCCGACGGAACAAAGCGTTTAGAATTGCGTCATCCTGATGATGTTTTAAAGGCTGAAAGCCTTAAGACACTTGAATTGAAGCCTGTTACCAATGACCACCCAAACGAATCGGTGAACATCAACAATGCGGATAAATACAGCGTTGGGTCAATCGGTGAAACAATTACCGTTGATGGTGGTAATGTAGCGGTAAAGTTTACAGTTACTAACAAAGATGCAGTAAAAGATATACAAAGTAAACGTAAAAGGGAGTTAAGCCTTGGTTACAATCTTGATTTAATTCCTGAAATTGGCGTTTACGAAGGGCAACCGTATACCCACAGACAAACCAACATCCGCTATAATCATTTAGCGATTGTGGAACGTGGTAGGGCGAAAGTTGCTAAAATAAACATGGATGGCTTAGCCGTGCAGGTGGTGGATAGTGAAACAGAGGAGGTTCCCGTAATGACGGATACCAATTTACAAACGTTTCGGGTGGATGGGCTGGAATACAAAGCATCTCCTGAAGTGGTTAAGTATGTTGAAAAACAAGAAAGTTTACGGCTTGATGCCGAAAAAGCATTAGCAGAGGCAAAAACCAATGCTGATGTTTTACAGGCAAAACTAGACGAAACGGTTAAATTAAAAGCTGAAGCGGAAGCAAAGGTAAACACCGATGCTATTGCTCAACTGGTAAGTAAACAAGTTGAATTGCTGAACAAAGCTAGCCGTGTGATTAACACAGATGCTTTAATTGGTAAGACTGCTCGTGAAATTCAAGAAGCCGTGGTAAAAGCAAAAAACAAAGACACTGATTTTACCGGGCGTTCTGATGATTATGTTTCTGCTCGGTTTGATGCAATTATTGAAGCGTTACCATCTAAAGATGAAGAAGCACTCAATAAACAGCGTCAACAGTTGGATTCCATTAACAAAGATTCTAAGCCTGTTGTTAAGAATTTAGCTGAAGCCTATAACGAAAAATTCCACGGAGGTAATAAGTAATGGCACAATTATCTTATTCAATCGGTCATAACGCCAAGATGCTTGGTAGTATTGCAGATTTAAACAACGTTGATATTGAGGCTTGCATTGCAGAAGGTAACTTGCCTTTTGGTATCGGTGTTGTTCAAGGTTCAAGCGATAGACAAGCAAAGTTGTGTGTGGCTGGTTCTGCTCCTCTTGGTGTGGTTGTTCGTGGTCAAAATCATCCTAACGACCAAGCAGAAGACGTGCTAAGTGGGCAGAAAATTGGTGTTATGCGTAAAGGCAGAGTTGTTGTAGAAGCAACTGGAGCAGTAGCCAAAGAAGCCCCTGCATACATGATTGTTACCGTTGGTGCTACAACAACTCTGCCTTTACGCATA